AAGGAGAGAGACGCCGGGGAGGGCGCTCGCAGGTGCGAAAGGTTCAAAACTTTCAGCCTCAGCGCAGAGCGCAACGCTCTGTGACCAACTGGCGCGGCGCAAGGCCGCAGCGAGGTGAACCCCATGCCGAGTGGAGGCGCTCGACGCCGATCCGGGCCAGCTCCTGACCCCGGATCGCTGCGTCAGCTGGCGAAAGCCGACGAGTGGATCAAGCTCCCGGCGTCCGGCCGTGACGGTGAGGCCCCCGAGTGGCCACTCCCCCGGCCGACGCTTCGGGAGAAGGCCCTGTGGGCCAAGCTCTGGCGAACCCCGCAGGCCATCGAGTGGGAACGGCAGCAACTCGAGCTCGAGGTCGGGCTCTACGTCCGGTCCCTGGCCCAAGGTGAGGTTCGTGCGGCGCCGGTGAACCTGCGCACCCTGGTGCGGCAGATGGCCGGCGGCCTCGGACTGACCCGGGATGGGCTGCACGCCAACAAGTGGATGATCGTCGAGGACCGCCCAGCCGAGACGGTCGCGACCGGGACGGCGACGAGCCGGCCGTCGTCCCGCGACCGCCTGAAGGTCGTCCCGACCGATGCGGACTGAGTTCGTCGTCGACTTCCCGACGCTGGGCTACCTGAAGGCCGACTGGGTCGAGCAGCACTGCGTGGTCCTGGACGACGAGGCCCGGCCGCGGTCGTTCGTCGAGGTCGACTGGCAGCTGTGGTGCTCGGCGAACCACTACCGGGTCCGGCCGGACGCTGAGCGTGGCCAGAAGGCCACCGCCTTCCACTATCGCCGCTCCCAGGTCGTCGCACCTCAGAAGGTCGGCAAAGGACCATGGTCGGCGACGATCGTCGCCTTCGAGGCCGCGGGGCCGTCACTGTTCGCCGGCTGGGCGCGCGGCGGCGAGGTGTACCGGTGCCGTGACTATGGCTGCGGGTGCGGCTGGGAGTACGCCTACGAGCCCGGTGAGCCCATGGGGCGGCCGTGGGTTGATCCGCTGATCCAGATCACGGCGACCGCCGAGGACCAGACGGACAACGTCTTCCGGCCGCTGCAGGCGATGCTCCGCCGCGGCCCGCTCGCCGAGGTGATGCGGGTCGGTGAGGAGTTCATCCGGGTCGGCGACGAGGGCCGCATCGACGTCGTCACTTCCTCGGCGACGGCCCGTCTCGGGCAGCCGCTGACGTTCGCGATCCAGGACGAGACCGGCCTCTGGACCAAGCAGAACAAGATGCTGAAGATCGGCGACACCCAGCGGCGCGGCGCGGCCGGCATGGGTGGCCGCACGATGGAGACGACGAACGCCTGGGATCCCGCCGAGCAGTCCTACGCGCAGCTCACCGCGCAGTCGACCGTGGAAGACATCTTCCGCTTCCACCGGCTGCCGCCGGCCACGCTGTCCTACCGGAACAAGGTCGAGCGGGCCCGGATCCACCGCTACGTCTACGACGGCTCGTGGTGGGTCGACCTCGAGGCGATCGAGGCCGAAGCGCTCGAGCTCCTCGAGCGTGACCCGGAGCAGGCTGAACGGTTCTTCGGCAACCGGATCGTCCAGGGAAAGGGCAGCTGGCTGAAAGACGGCCGGTGGGACGACGCCAAGGCCCCCGTCGGGCAGCCGCCTGACGGCACCATGATCTGCCTGGGCTTCGACGGGTCGGAGACCGACGACTGGACCGCGATCCGCGCCGAAACCGTGGACGGCTACCAGTTCACCCCCACCTTCGGCCCGGACCGGAAGCCCACCTGGTGGAACCCGGCCGAGCACGGCGGACAGATCCCCCGCGGTCAGGTCGAGACCGCCGTCGACGAGCTGCACACCCGCTTCCAGGTCGGCCGCTTCTACTGCGACCCGCGGGACTGGCAGACCGACATCGGCCGGTGGGCGCTCGAGCACGGCACCGCCGTCGAGTGGCCGACCAACCAGATCAACCGGACCTGGATGGCACTGGAACGGGTCGTCACCGACCTCGGCACCGGGCAGTTGACCCACGATGGCGACAAGATGACCGCTGACCATGTGGCCAACGCGCGCAAGGCGCCGAAGCCAGGCCAGAAGTACGTGCTGGAGAAGCCGGCCGGCGCGCACCACCAGAAGATCGACCTCGCCATGGCCTCGATGCTCGCCCACGAGGCGCGGGTCGACGCTGTCGAGGACGGCTGGGGTCAGGCAGAGCCGACCGCATACGCCTACTTCGCGTGACCTGCCGGGAGGGACGACTCGATGCCCTTCACCGCGGAGGATGCCCTGGCGCAGGTCAACAGCCTGTACACGCAGCTGGCATCCCGGCGGCCGGAGCTGGACCGGCTGCAGTCCTACTTCGAGGGTGAGCAGCCCCTCGTCTACGCGACTGAGGCGTGGCAGCGGGAGCACTCATCCCGGTACAAGGGCTTTTCGGACAACTGGTGCGGCGTGGTCGGCACCGCGGCGGCCGAACGCACCGAAGTGTCGGGGATCCGCATCGGCGACGACGACGAGCCGATGGACGACTCCGAGAAGGCCTTGTGGCGGGACTGGCTCGTCAACGAGATGCCGCTGCAGTCCTCGCAGGGCTTCCTGACGTCGTCGATCGCCCGCCGCTCCTACGTGTCGGTGTGGGGTGACGACAACGACGAGCCGGTCGTCGAATGGGAACACCCCTCGCAGGTGATCATCTCCTACGCCCCGGGGTCGCAGTTCCGCGGCAGGTACGCGCTGAAGTCCTACTCCGACGGCGACTACGAGTACGCGGTCCTCGATGACGGCGGCAGCTACCTGTGGAAGTTCCGCCGGGCGGCCACGATGGGCGCGCTGGTCACCGGCCAGACCACCTCGGGCATCATCGTGGTCGGCAACGCGGCCGCGAACCAGGGCTGGGAGGCCTACCAGCCGCCCGAGGACGATGTGTGGCCGCTGCCTAACCCGCTCGGCGAGCTCACGTTCCGGGAGTTCCCGCACAAGCCGATGCTGGGCCGGGAGCCGCTGTCGCGGATCTCCGGGACGATCGCCATGCAGAACTTCATCAACCTGATGTGGGCCTACCTGGCGGTGTCCGCCGACTTCGCGTCGATGCCGGCCCGGGTCGTGCTCGGGCAGGAGCCGCCGAAGCTGCCGATCCTCGACGACGCCGGGCAGAAGATCGGGGAGAAGGCCGTCGACGTCGCCGAGCTCGCCCGTGGCCGCATGCTGTGGCTGACCGGGCAGCAGACGAAGATCGCCTCTTGGGAGCCAGCGAAGCTGGACGTCTTCACGAACGTGATCAACGTGGCGGTCAAGCACACGGCGGCGCAGACGAAGACCCCGATCCACTACATCGTCGGTGAGCTCGGGAACGTGAACGGCGAGACACTGAAGGCCACCGAGTCGCCGTTGTCCGACGACGTCCGCAACGACCACCTGGCCTACGGGCCGGCCGTGCGCGGCCTGTTCCGACTGATGGCCCTGGTCCGCAATCAGAAGGGCGTCGCCGACGCCTGCCGGACTGCGACGGTCAGCTGGCGGAATCCTGAGACGCGGTCGGATGCGCAGCTGGCCGACGCGGCCCTGAAGGACAAGCAGATCGGCTTCCCGCTGGAGTGGATCGCGCAGGAACGGTACGGCTACTCGCAGACCGACGTGGCCCGGCTGATGCAGATGATCGGTAACGACCCGGCCGGCGCCGGGATGCTGTCGGGTGTCATCGGCGAGGGCCTACCCGGCGCCCAGCCGGACGGGATGACCGGTGCCGACCCCCTCAGCGGCCTCTGACTTCGCGATCCGCTCCGAGCGGCTGATCACCGCGATGCTGCTCGCGGCCCGCCAGTCATGGGGACGGGTGCCGCCGCGGGCGATCTGGTCCGGCTGGGCAGCGATCGGCCCGCAGCTGGTCGCGCAGCTCGCGGCCACGCAGATCGCCGCGGCCAAGGCCGGCGTCGACTACGTCCCCCTGGTGCTCGAGGAGCTCGGCATCCCGGCCGACACGGTCGCCACGGTGCTGCCGCAGGCCCTCGCCGTCGGATCGTCCGGCATGGACCTGGCGACGGTGCTCCAGTCGGTTCCGCTGCGCGCCCTGCACGTCACCTCCACGGACGGCCCGGATGCGGGTCTGGCCGCCGGCCAGTCGCTGCTCGAGGGGATCGTGCAGACCCAGGTGGCCGACGCCGGCCGGCTGGGGACGTCGCTGCGGACGGTGGCCTCACCGAAGGTGGCCGGCTACATCCGCGAGGTGTCCGGCGGAGCCTGCTCCCGCTGCCTCGTCCTAGCCGGCCGCTGGTACCGGTGGAACTCCGGGTTCCTCCGGCACCCCCGCTGCCAATGCGTGCACGTGCCTGTTGGGCAGGCGCAGGGCAAGCAGATGGTCACCGACGTCGGCGACGCGTTCCGCTCGATGACGCCGGCGCAGCAGACCCGCATCTTCACCGCAGCTGGCGCGCAGGCCATCCGGGACGGCGCCGACATCAACCAGGTGGTCAACGCGCGCCGCGGCGTGTCCGTGGCCGGCCGGACCACCCGCGAGGGCACCACGAGCCGCGGGCTCGCCGGGATGCGGCTGCAAGGCCGGGCCCGGCTGATGCCCGAACAGATCTACGCGCAGGCCCACGGCAACCGGGACCTGGCGCTGCAAATGCTCAGGCAGCACGGCTACCTGATCTGATCCAACCCGCTGCCGCAAGGGCCGCGGGCCGCCTCTCGCAAGGAGAGAACCATGGCCGACGACGACCAGACCGACGACACCGACCAGGACACCGGTCAGACCGACGACACGACCGGGGATAACCAGCAGACCGACGATCAGGGTGCCGACCAGCTCGCTGATGCCGGCAAGCAGGCCCTGGACCGGATGAAGGCCGAGCGGAACGCCGCCAAGGCGGAGCTGCGGGCCTACAAGGCTCTCGGGCTCACCCTCGACCAGATCAAGGCGCTGCAGAAGCCGGCTGGGGACGCGGCGGACAAGCCCGACCCAGAGGCGCTCCGCGCTGAGGGCCGGCGCGAAGCCACCCTCGAGGCGAACACCCGGATCCTGCGCTCGGAAGTGAAGGCCGCTGCTGCGGGGAAACTCGCGGACCCGGCCGACGCCCACAGATTCCTCGATCTCTCGAAGTTCGAGGTAGATGACGACGGCAACGTCGACGAGGACGAGATCGCGGACGCGATCGAAGACCTCATCAAGCGCAAGCCCTACCTCGCTGCCGCGCAAGGCGGCCAGCGCAGGTTCCAGGGCACTTCGGACGGCGGAGCTCGCAAGGACAAGCCGCTGACGCTGCAGGACCGCATCGACGCGGCACAGAAGGACGGCAACACACGAGAGGTCATGCGCCTGAAGTCGGCGCAGGCCATCGCAAGCACCCAGTAAGGGCAGGCATCCGGCCTGCCCGGCGACTCCCAAGGAGCTCACCATGGCCGCTGTCTCCGGGCAGGGCACCACCTACAACTTGCCGAACTTCCACGGCGAGCTGTTCACCATCACCCCCACCGAGACGCCGTTCCTGTCCGCCATTGGCGGCCTGAACAGTGCCAAGAAGACCACCGCCACCCAGTTCGAGTGGCAGACCGTCGACCGCCGCACGTCGGCGGCGAACAACGTGGCGCTCGAAGGCGCGGCCGCGCCTGCCGGGTCGGAGCGGGCCCGGGCGAACGTCAACAACATCGTCGAGATCCACCACTC